GAGCGGTCTTTCACTATTGATAATGTATCCTTTGCTAAATCTTTAAGTTTTGCCTTTTCTACATCAATATTACCTACTTTCTTACTGACATCATCTTTCTCTAACTCTAAACGTTGAATGTACCGGTCGCTAGTAGAAATCTCATTCTTCACTTCTGTTATTTGTTGCGTTAATATGCCAATGTTTTTGTTGACGTCCTGAATTTCTGCGAGTCGCTGTTGTAAACTATCATATGCATTTTGCACTTGATTTTTTTGTGTTTCAATAGAAGCGGCTTCAACTTGATGTTCATTGATAATTTCAATTTTGAATTCATGTTCAATGCCCTGTTTGCATTTAGGACAGTTGTCATTATTATGATAAAATGTAATTTCTTTTTGAATTTTGCCTAAGGTGTTTTCACATTCTTGAATTTGTTGTGAAACCAATTGGAGAGATTCTGTGACACTAGATGAATCCCCAATAGAACCGAGATGCAGGTCACGTTGATGGTCAAGATCAGCAAGCATAGTGCGTCTTTCAGAAATCTCATTGTGTGCCTCTTGAATTTTAATTTTAATTTCTACAATTCGTGCATCACGGTCATCTTGTAACGTTTTGATATAATCCTGTTGCAACTCCGCCTTGTTTTTTGCAATAGAAATCTTTGTTTCTACTTCTAGAAGTTTCTGTTTCAGTTCTGTAATCTTGTCCTTTAAGACCACATTCATAGAAGTGAAAATTTTAATATCAAGAATATCTTCAATGACTTCCCGGCGTGCTGCAGCAGGAAGTTGCATGAAGGGCGTAAATGAAGCTGTTCCTAAAATTACAATCTGAGTGAACGACTTGAAATTTAATTTTAAAATATTATCTTCTAGGTACTTCTGATAATCCCGCGAAGCGGCATCTTGATTAATAAGTATGCCGTTCGTCCAAATTTCAAAAATGCCTGGTCTGATACCACGATTGATTTTGTAATTTTTACTTCCAATGGAAAATTCAATTTCAACAAGACATTGCTTCCCATTAATAGAGTTAACAAGTTGTGGTTTATTAATATTTCGATAGGGTTTACCAAACAAGGCAAAGCAAATAGCGTCAAGCATCGTGCTCTTTCCGCTACCATTTTCCCCCACAACAAGGGTGGTGGGGCGTCTATCAAGTTCTATTTCAGTAAATGCATTCCCCGTTGAGAGAAAGTTTTTCCATCGAACATTTTTAAAATGTATCATATTTCAAGATTCTGTGCCTCAACATATAAGGTTTTCAGCAATGTTTTCAATTTATTCTTGTCTTTGGCTGATTCAACGGAATCAACATATTCGGAAAGAAGTGTCATTGTATCTTCAATATTCACCGTCTCGCTATCCAATGCGTCAGACTCAAATTCTGAAAAATCTTCATGAATTGTCAATTCAATCACTTCATTAATATACAACGCATCAAGCAGTTTGTCAAATCTTTGATAATCATTTTTGTGAACAACAATCAACTTTACACATGCTTTTGCATACTTGGATGCATCAATGGTATTTTGGCGGTCGTCATAATAAATTTTATGAAAAATTTCAAATGGATTTGGAATTAATAGCAAATCTAGTGTGTCTAAATCCAATACATGAAATCCTCGTGTATCATCATAGTCGCTCCATGTGAATCCATATGGACTTCCTAAGTAATATACATTGTCATCTGTACTGCGATGATGGAAATGTCCGGTGAGTACCATTGAATAGTTTTTCAAAACTTGTCTATCCATACCTCCATCATTCTTTGCTCCGCGAAACATATCAAATCCGGCAATTTCAAAATGCCCAAAACACACTTCAGCCGGTTGCTGAATAACCTGCATACAGGCATCATAATTTTCTGGACACATCCAAGGAATAAATGATACGGTGCGTTTATCTAATTGGATAATGGATGGCTCTTCAATGATTTCAATGTTACTATATTCCCGTAACAATAAATCTAAACTATTTACTTCATTGGTGTTCTTATAATATGTATCATGATTCCCTGGAATGACTTTCATATCAATACCACGTATCTTTAGTTGCTCAAAGAAATATTCTTTACACGACCGTAATGTATTAAAATTGATATACTTTCTTCGGTCGAATACATCCCCTAAATGCAAAAGAGTTTTAATTCCTGTTTGATCAAGATAGGGGAAAAATACTTCATCATAAAATTTTCGAAAATATGAATCGAAATGTTGGGAGTCATTTCGTGCGCCAAAATGAGTATCGGTGATAATGGCGACTTTCATTTATCCCTCGTATATGGCAGAATTGCTCCCGTGCTCAAACACTTCAACACTCTTGAGACGCACTCGACCGTTCGTGTTATGTTCTACTCTCGGAGCAACATCAAGATACGTCATTTGTGCAAATGCTTCGCATCCTACATTATCCATAATACGAAGGGTACATATTCCGTCTTTATCCATTTGCTTAAATGATGAGAGATATGGATCATCTTTCGCCACGACTGTTGTATGATCGAACGCCTCATCTAGATATTCCTTAATCCATTTGGTGTCGCCAAAATCATATACCCAATTTCTTTCGTCTAGTGTGGCAGACTCAAAGATGAAACGAAATCCTAAACTATATCCATGAATTTGATTACAGTGAGATGTTGCTCGCCATTGACGAAATGCACAGCTCAATCCTCGGTCATTACCAAATGTCTTAGTTGAATAATATTTCATTTCTATCTCCTTAGTATTTGTTTACAGAAGTGTTGTCACGATAACGAATATCATCGCGGCGCCAGAATTCTCCTTGTCCTAACATGATGTCAAGAATTCTATCCATCGTACCTGTTGTCCAAGCCGAAATCTTTCCCATGTTTCTGTGAGGTTCGTTCAAGTGTCTGATCAACTTGTTAATGGCATCTTGTTGTGACCAAGGTACATATAAACGTTCAGCATCATTGGCAAACGTTTCTGGGAATGACCGATAGGCAGGATACAATACATTACATTCAAGTGCATCTGCCTCAGACACCGTGTTACTTACCCAATCTTGTAATGCACAATTAAACAGTACCCGACTATTGGCAACAATCTCATAATATTCATTCTTAGAAAGATTATCATAAATCTTTAAAAGCCCTTTCTTTTCTAAGTCACGGGCGCGTTCCAAATATACCGGATTGTTACTCCGTAATGGACCACCCGATACTATGGCAAATTCAATGTCATATGTTTCTGCAATTTGTTCAGCAATATCCATGAAGAAGTTAGGTTGTTTTTCTTGGTCAAAACGGGCAGCAAATACAACACGCATCTTCCTAGACGAGAAATCTGGGATATGCGATACTCGGCTTCTCACCTCATCACGGTCAAACGTCAAGCCTGAAATGTTGTACAAGGGTGCCGTCCAACCGGCAATCTTCATGTGCGCTACCATTTCTTCGTTTGAGGCAAGAACACCTGTAACAAAATCATTCACCATGTGTTCATACTTACTCATCCAAGGTGCCATGCCCCACACATGAACGAAATCATCAGGATCAATGCTTTGTGCAAGACACCGTACCCACACCTTCGGTCGATCCTTTTCAGGGATTTGATTCATGATATAAGGTAGTGATTCAATGCCGGGTTGAAACATATCTTCAAAAAAGATGGCATCTTCACCGGTGACTGTCCCATCTTTCATCATCTCCACAATGTTCATCATCTGTGACATGGCAAAATAACTCCTTCCGTGTGCATCAAGAACCTGCCCCACAGAAATTGCCTGACTGTTATCAATGGTCTTTCCAGGAACAATCACATATTCAATACCACGACGATCCATAGTGGTAGTTGCCCACTTAGTTAGTTGCAATGTGTATCGTGATTCATATGATTCCAATCCCATATAGAAAATCTTCATGGCAACCTCCCCATGGGTTGATGTTGAATGATTGCACCGTTCTCACCATCTTCACTGACACCTACTTCAACTTCTCTGCCTGGGTAATGTAACGTGATGTAGTGCGTCAAATCTTCGGCGAGCATTTCACAACTCTGGAAATCAATGTTCAATGTGCCTTGATATAGATTTTCCAGTTCACGCTTAAACAAAATGAATTCAATATCGCGGTCATTATGTGTCACGGAAACACGCACACGAAAATGAAACATATGCCGATGAGGATATCCTAGAAATTCTACATCTTTCAACTTTGGGTCAGTCAACGCGGCAGGATACTTATGAATTCCCTCTTTTTGAAACGTTACTTCTATATAACGGGAAAGTATCATATTAAAAATCCTCAGGTAGAATTGTAGGTGTGCCATCACGAACAGCTTGACTTGGTAAATGTCGTCCCATTTCCTGTTCCCATTTTTCAAAATCCACTCTATTTTTTACCTTACTAAACGTTGTCATGGCATTATATTCATCATCACTTAGTAGTGTGTGGATCTGTGAGAAATCTTTTCTCATTGTATCTAGATGATGTAGAAAATTAATAGTTGACGAAACAAAGTATGCGTTAAAGGCAAGAATAGG